CCGCCCGCGCGATTGAAAACGCCGACAGCTATCAATATTTCACCGAGGATGTGATCTATTATGCCAGCCAGCCGGTGACGGGGAAGGCTACACCGTAAAGACGCTTCAGGGTGTCGGCGGCTTTTGGAAAACGTCACGCTTGGCGGTTTCATTCAGCATCTGTTCGGTCTCGGGAAATCCTTCGCGCGACAACAGGATTGCAAAGGGGCGCAGCTGGGGCACATGGCTGCACACCACCAGCAACATCACCATGATCGGCACCGACAGGAACATCCCCGGCACGCCCCAAACAGCCCCCCAGAATGCCAGCGACAAGATGATGCCGAATGACGACAGCCGCAGCGCGCGGCCCATCAGCATCGGGTCGATGACATTGCCGTTCAGAAACTGGATACAGGTTGCGATCGCGAATATCACAAGGGTCGTATTCGGCTCGCCGAATTGGACATGCGCGACCAGCGCGATCAGCCCGGTTGCGATGATCGACCCGATATTGGGGATGAAGTTCAAAACGAATGTGATGATCCCCAGCGCGGTTGCCAGTTCCAGCTGGAACGCCAGCGCCAGCGCATAGACCATCGCACCGGTGATGCCGCTGATCACGGTCTTGACCAAAAGGTAATAGTTCACGCGGTGGATGATCGACTGGATGATCTTGCGCACGCGTAGGGCCTGCGCCTTGTCGCCGATCAGGCTTTCGAGCTTGGTATCGAACCAGATCCGTTCGGCGAATAAAAAACCGACGAATAGGATGATCAGAACCGTGGCCTGGGTGATGCCGCTGGCCTGCCCTGCCGCGCTGCGCAGATAGCTGGACGCATCGACCGACCGGACCGCATTGAAAATGGCGGCCTGGCTATCCTCGCCTAACCAGGCAAACATCGACGCAATCGCCGATGGCGCGCGTTCGGTATAGGCCAGCGTGGTCACCAGAACTGTGTTGATCTGCGCCAGCAGCACCGACGTCAGGATCAGCAAGGCGGTCGCGATCAACACCATGGCCGCGATGCTGGCGATGGCATTCGGTATCCGCAAAGGCCCGATCCGCTGGCGGGCGATAAAATTGATCACATCGCTGGTCAGGCTGAACAGAATGATCGCGGTCGCCAATGAAATCAGGATGAACCGCGCTTGCACCAGCAGGAACAAGACCACTGCAAAGGCAATGATGATCAGCGCGCCGGTCTGCAGCCGGGCCGCATCGATACGCTTTTCCGGACTGGCCGGCTTCGGTGGGTCGTGCAGCATCGTGGGGCAATGGCTCCGCTTGGTTGGGATCAATATAGCGGGCCTGGATGACAGGGGCAAACAGGCAGAACAAATCGTTCGGAAGGTCTTGCAAAGTCTGTCAACTTGCGGCTAAACCCGCGCAACGGACAGGTGGCCGAGTGGTCGAAGGCGCACGCCTGGAAAGTGTGTAGGCGGGAGACCGTCTCCAGGGTTCGAATCCCTGTCTGTCCGCCAATTCAAGTTATAGAATACGTTCAGGCACCTTTGCAGGGCGTATTTTTTTTTTGGTTACAAAGGGGTTTGGTCGTGGCGACCGGCCTCCAGAGACTGACCAAATGCCGTAATCTGGTCTCTGAACCCTTTGTGTCTCTTTCCGACCGGCCCTCGGCTCGAATGGGACGGATTCAAAGTTTTATTTATTTTCAGGGCCTTGCGATTTTTGTGAGACCGGCCTGTTCGGAAGTGCGACCAGTGCCCTTTCGCGAAGCGAATCCGGGAGACGGTCGCCATCCACACACCCACGCATTGGCGTAAATTACGAGTCAATTTTCGGACGTGCTGATGGCCTCAAACACTGCGTTTGCCTGCTCATCCCACGGCAAGGCTGAAATTTCGATCAGGTTCAATAATGTCACTGCGGGCACGTCGCGCTTGTAAACAATGCGCTTGAGAACAGCGGGTGCGAGATAGGCCAGCCGCATTCGTCGGCTGACTTGCCGCTCGGAAAGTCTGACGGCGATTGATAAATCTCTCACGGTGCCAAATTCGCCTGCCTCCATCCGCCGCCGCCAGGACCAGGCGCGGCCGATGGCGCGCAGGACATGCGGATCCTGTGTCTGGTCTTCGCTCGGCAGGTACTCAGCGGGCGGCATTATTTTTGGCCGCCCATTTTTCTTGCAAAGTTTGAGGGGTACAAAGATCTGGATGGTGTCGGACGCGCCCATTATTCTGCGGCCTCAAGCTTGCGTGGAACCATCAGGTCCCGCATGACACCTGCGATGCCGTCGGTGCGCAGGTCGATAATGAGCCCCTCGGCAGTCACGGTCACGCGCCGGATTAGTAGCTGAATGAGACGGGCTTGCTCTGCCGGAAAGAGCTGGTCCCAAAGCTGCGGAAACTGCTGCAAGGCGGCGATTACGTCAGCCTCGGGAATGTCATCCCTGTCCAATTTGGCAATAACCTGTGCCGTGGTTTCCGGTGTGCGCAGAACGCGGCGGATCTCGGTAATGACAGCACCCTCGGCTGTGTCCGCAGGCAGGCGTCGCGGGATGCCATCCTCGGGCGTCTCTCGGTTCTTCAGAAGATCCATCGACACGTAATACCGATACCGGCGCGTTCCTTTTTTCGTACTTGACGGCGTCATCGCCGCACCTGTGGCTGTGAAGATTAGGCCCTTCAAAAGTGCAGGTGTCTGCGTACGGGTGTTGTTCGCCCGCTTGCGTGGGCTTTCGCCGAAGATGTCATGCACCTGATCCCAAAGCCGCTCATCGATAATTGCGGTATGCTCGCCGGGATAGGCTTTGCCCTTGTGGACAGCCAGGCCGCGGTAGACGCGGTTATTGAGCATCCGGTACAGGTACCCTTTGTCGATGAGGGTGCCGCGCTTGTTTCGAAAGCCTTCCTTTCTCAAGTCTTTGGCCAGGCTGGTTGCTGAACCGATTTCGACAAAGCGCTTAAAAACCATTTGGACGCGAGCAGCTTCGTCCTCGTTCACCAGCAATTTGCGATCCTTCACGTCATATCCGATGGGGACTGGGCCGCCCATCCAGATGCCCTTCATGCGCGACGCCTTCACCTTGTCGCGAATGCGCTCGGCTGTCACTTCGCGCTCGAATTGGGCGAAGCTAAGCAGGATGTTCAGGGTCAGCCGCCCCATGGAGGTGGTTGTGTTGAACGATTGCGTGACCGACACGAAGGTAACGCCGTTTCGGTCAAAGACCTCCACCAGCTTGGAAAAGTCCATCAGAGAGCGCGACAACCGGTCGATCTTGTAAACGACAACCACGTCGACCAGGCCGTCCTCAATATCGGCCAGCAGCTGCTTCAGGCCTGGGCGTTCCAACGTGCCGCCAGATATCCCGCCATCATCATACTGGTCACGCACCAGCGCCCAGCCTTCCGACTTCTGACTGGCGATATAGGCCTCGCAGGCTTCCCGCTGCGCATGGAGCGAGTTGAACTCCTGCTCGAGCCCTTCCTCGCTGGATTTGCGCGTGTAAATGGCGCAGCGCAAACGGCGGGGTGGTTTTGTGGTTGCATCCATTACGTTTCACCCCGCTTCCGCTCACGGAAGCCAAAAAAGCGGTATCCGTTCCATTGTGTGCCCGTGATGGCGCGCGCCACTGCTGAAAGTGACTTGTAGCGGCGGCCGTCCCATTCGAAGCCTTCCTTCAGAACGGTGACGGTGTGGGCGATACCATCCCATTCGCGGATCAACTTCGTGCCAACCACTGGATTGCGGGGATCCGCAATCTGCGCCTTGCGCGTCAGCGTGCCCTCGACCTCGTCGGCCAGAAGGTCCAGCAGGCGGCGCGTTTGTTTGTCAGGGCCCCCGTAGGTCAGCTCTTGAATGCGGTAAGCTAAGCGGCCTTCCAGAAAGCCGCGGCTGTTGTTGGGGGCGGGCGCGTCAAAGAGCACCTGCCATTCTGCTTTCAGGTCATTAACCGAAATTGCCTTCAGCGCAGCCAGGCGCGCCAGGATGGGGTCGTGTGTTGTCATGCGGATCTCCTCTGAGTTGGACCCGCAGTACCGCTCTGTTCTGGCTGGAAGTGTAGCGAACTATCTCTACTTTCGGCGAACGTGTCGTGGTGATCGCGCTGCACCAGGCGCACCACAGCTGTCGCGAGCAGACCGTTCAGCTCAGTGCGGCGTTCATGCGCCGTCATGCGGTCGGGATGATGGGGGTTGCAATGGTTCATGTTTTTTCTCGTGGCTCTGCTTTTTGATGTTCTCTCACAATGATTTTCTGCAAGCGCGCAGCGATGGCATCGCGGTCTTTCGCTTGCCAACGTCGCCGGTAGAGGTCGCGCTCGAGGATGTCTTCAGCGTCCTGCTCAAGGCGCTTTTCAAGTCGCGCATTTGTTTTGGGGATCATTGCTGGATTTCCTTATCTGCCTGTGGCGCGATCTGGTGCTGCAGACCACCATCCTCGGAAAGTGTGATTGTGATCAGGTCGCTGGGCAGCTGTCGCCAGAGCGAGACGGTTGCCACAGATTCCTCGTTGCCCGAGCGTTCTGCGGTATTGCACCATTCCAGCACGTGGCCGATTGTGTCGGGCAGATCATCCGGTGCGCGCGCGTTGATTTTTCCGATGACATTGGCAATTTCATCCTCGTGCCAATCAATACCGATTTCACGGCACCAGCTTACGATGTCATTCCACGAATCAGGGGCATCGCGACGCAAGCTTTTGTTCATGTTTTCTCTCCTTGAAGCGTGATTAGGCCGGCCACGTGACGGCATCTTCTTTGCCGCGCAGCATGTGGCTGGCGACCAAAATCTTCTCGATCTCCGGCCAGTGGTCGCTGGCCTCTATCCACGGGACGAGGTGGTCACGGACATAGGTCATCGCGTCGTCCATGAAGGCGGAGAATTCATCCCCGTCCATCGAGACGAAGCTGATCGACACCGGTCGCGCGACGATCGCGATCGCGCCCTCCGGGATGTTGTGCCTGGCCCGCTCCGATCGCGTCATATTGCGGTTCCGGGTGCGTCCGGTTGCCACCAGAAGGTCGTCTTTGATGTTCTCCGCGGTCCATTCGGCGCTTGTCGGTCCATCGTTCAGGGCCTTGGCCACGTAGGTCAAAAAGGCCCAGAACAGGCGGTGCTGCTTGCCGTTGCGCGGCCGCGTGGGTTCGATCTTGTAGAGCGCGCCAAACTTGAGCTTCTCGATCGCCAGCTGACCCGCTTTTGAGGATGGGACCAGCATATGGTCAAACCGGTGCACAAAAAATGCATAAGCCATCACACCAACCCCACTTTTGTCGCAAGCCACTCCGGCAACGCGACCGTTTTGACACCAGGGTTGTTGGTCGCACTCACCTCGACCAGGGCGAGGGGCAGCCAGACGGCTGCGTCGCTGTCGCCGGTGTGAACCAGCACTGCGCGCTCTGTGAGCGCGACCATCTCCACGTCGATGTAAGCGAGTGCACCGCTCATATCCGCCACTCCGGAGCAAACGGAATTTCGTTGTCGATGTCGCTGCTGGGTCGACCACCCGAACCGTAGCCCGAGCCACCACCAGAGCCGCCGCCATAGTCGCCGCCCGAGCTGCCCCCGTCGCCATCCCTGCGCCCGTCCAGCAGCGTCAGCGTGCCGTTGTAGGGCCGCAGGACGACCTCGGTCGTGTATCGGTCCTGCCCGGACTGGTCCTGCCACTTGCGGGTCTCCAGCTGGCCCTCGACATAGACCTTTGAGCCCTTCCGGAGATACTTCTCGGCGATCCCAACCAGCCCTTCGGCGTGGATCGCAATCGAGTGCCACTCGACCCGCTCTTTGCGCTCGCCAGTGTTGCGGTCTTTCCAAGTCTCGGACGTGGCAATGCGAAGGTTGCAGACCTTGCCGCCGCTGGAGAAGCTCCGGACCTCCGGGTCGCGCCCCAAATTTCCGATGAGGATTACCTTGTTCACGCTGCCTGCCATCAGGTTTTCCCCTTTGGTGATTTCGGCATCCGCAGCACCTCGATTGCGCGCGATCTGTGGCGGAGGCGGCGGATGAAGCCGCGCTCCTCAAGGGCATCGAGCAGGCGATGGATATTGGACTTGCTGGCAACATTCAGGGCGTCGGCCATCTCCTCGAATGAGGGGGCGTATCCGTGTTCCTCAGTGTATTTTGCAAGGAACACCCAGCAGTCGTTCTGGCGCGGCGTCAGCATCGCTCCGCCTCCCGGTCCGGATGGCCCAGCAAGCCGCCGTCTCTGATCCATCCGGTCAGGTGCTGCTGGCTGCCAAAGCATCCGCCGGGGGCATAGTTGTGCAGGAACATCGCGTATCCGAACAGGCCAGCGCGGTTTGGGTCGTCTGCCCGGCGGCAGGCCTCGAAATAGTCGCCTACAATGATCGCCTGGGTGAACGATCCGGGCCGCACGCCCAAAAGGACATACCGCACCATGCCCGCGTGCATGTGGCGTGGGAGCCATCGGTCCAGTCCTGTGCCCCATTCCGAACGGGTGATCCGGTCGTAGGTGCCCGCTGGATCAGCCTCGATGTCCAAGGCGATTTGTTGCCGGTCGATCTCTTGCGTCTGTGCTTTCATTCTCCACCCCTCCCGACATTGGCCGCAGCGGTGTTGATGTCAGCCTGTGCCTGCTCCGAGAGCGTCGCGATCTGGTCCTGCCAAAGCGACATGACGGCGTCGGCGGCGTCTGCGCTGTCGGCTTCCGCCAGATCGGACATGATCCGCGCAATTAAGCCCGCCGATGCTTCCTCGGCCATGTCGCGCTCTGCCGTCTCGGGGTCCGGCTTCTTCTCGGGCTGGGGCTTCTGATCGGCCGCCGCTGGCTTGGCCTGCTTTTGGACTGGCGTGGGCTCTTCCTCGGCCTTCGCATCGTTCGCCTTCTGATCCCCTCCCTGATCCTCGTCCTGATCCGCATCCAAGTCAGTGGCCTCGCCATCGATCGTCCGGCCGTCCTCGTCGTCCGGGGTCGCGTCGAGCTGGTCAGCCGGGTTTATCGCGAAGGCCGCGAAGTCCGCCTTGCCGCCGTCGACCGTCAGCGCATCGCGGAATTCCACCGACAGCGGCAGGTATTTGGCCAGCGCCCGGATGGCAGTCTTTTTCGCCATTTCGTCTTCATGGCTTTTCCACGGGTTGCGATCCGTCGCGTTGAATTTCACGGCGGTCTGCCAGCCCTGCGAGCCGTCCCGGATCTTCATCACCTTGGCCCAAGGCAGGACCACGTAGGCGTGCCCGCCGTCGCGGAATTTGGCGATGGCGTAGGCATGGCGCTTGTCGCCCTCCTGTGCGCCCGGGATATGGCGCAGCCGCGCTTCGGTGCCTTCCTCGTATTCCCAGACCTCGTCGTCGGAATAGTGGATGTTGGCGGAGATCGACGTGATGTGCCCGGACCGGCGCGCAAGATCGATCAGGCCCTTATATCCGACGACCAGCTGGACCTCGGTGATGTTCTTCCGGTTGTTCTTGAACGGGATCAGATAGGCGTGGCCCATGATCGTGTTCGGCTCCAACCCCAGCCCCGCGCAGGTCATCAGCCCGCCCAGCAGGCTCATGGGGTCGCAATCGCCTAGCTTGGGCGTGGTCCGGATCGCGTTTGCCATAAGACGCATCATGCGCTCGGGCTTCATGTGGGCCGCAGCGACCTGTTGCAGCTGGGTCTTGGCGGCGTCGTTCCAAAGCAGCTCCTTGACGTTGGTCACCTGCGTCAGTGGCTTGGTTTTGATCTTCTCGATAGCGGTGCTCACAGCTTTTGCTCCTCCATGATGTCGATGCCAGGGATGGTGATCTTTGCGCCCTTGGCCGCGCGAATGTCGGCATTGGCGAGGCGTGTGATGCACTCGGCCAGATCGGCGTGGCCG